ACAGCAGAAAGAGGTAGTACAGCAGGTCAATTAAGGTTTAACTCTGAAACTGGATTAGCTGAATATTATACTGGTACTGCTTTTAAAAGTATTGATAGTCCACCAACAGTTTCTGGTGTCGGTGCTAGTAATATTACAGAAACACAAATTAGTAGTAATTATGATTTATCTATAACTGGTTCTAGTTTTAATTCTGGTGCTACTGTTAAATTTATTGGTGCAAACAATACAGAATATGCTAGTCCAACAGTTACAGTAAATTCAGATACCTCAATAACAGCTAGAGTTCCAACTTCAGTTACAAATGCTAATGAACCTTTTAGTGTTAAAGTTACAAATACTTCTGGTTTATCAAATACTTTAGGAAGTGCATTTAATGTAGATGCTAAACCTGTTTGGCAAACAGCAAGTGGAAATATAAATAGTAATATTTTTGATGATGAAAGTTCAAGCACAGTTCACGCAACAGTTTCAGCTACAGATGATGAAGGAGATACTGTAAGTTATTCAGAAGTTACATCAACTTTATCTGGTGCAGGATTTTCTTTAAATTCTTCTAATGGTCAAATTACTGGTGACCCAAATAATGTTTCTAGCGACACAACAGTTAGTTTTGATTTAAGAGCAACAAGTGGCACACAAACTACAGATAGAAGTTTTAGCATGACTGTTAAACCAGGATTAATTACAACAGGTTTAACTCACTATTACAATTTTGCTAGTGGATTATCTTATTCTGGTTCTGGTTCAACAGTCACAAATTTAATAAGTGGTGGTGATAATGCTTCATTATATAACTCACCTACTTATGACAGTAGCACAGGTACAATGGGATTTAATCTATCAGGTTATTCTCAAAGACAATCAATGAGAATACCTACTGTTGATACTAATGTTTATTGTATTCAAATGCTTGTTGAATTTACTGCACAAAATGATGGTGGTGCTAGAAGTTATATAATGGATGGTAGAGATAATTCTGGTGGTGATGTGTATTGGCTATTTGATTATGATGCAAGTGGTTCTAATCAATTTACAATAAACTCTGGTGGTGGAGAACAAAGAACAGCAATTAGTGGTGGTGTTTTAAATTTAGGATATAAAGTTTTTACATTTAATAGACCAAACAATACTCTTGATGGATTTATTGATACGACACATATTTTAAATCCAGGTGGTTTAGGTACACAATCCTTACAAAGTCATATTGATTTTATGGATATTGAACGAGGCAATGGTGATAATGATTATCAAGCTAGAGGAAGAATAAAAGCAATTTTATTTTATGAAACTACATCATTAACAACAGCACAGATAACTCAAAATGTTAATTATTTAAAAGCTAAATTCTAATGCCTAGAAAAAAAATTACACCAAAAGAATTTAGCGAAGTCGCTACTGGTGTAAGACTTTCATCACATGAGAAACTTTGTGCTGAACGAATGAATAACATCTTAAAAACTTTAGAAGAAATGAAAAAAGAAGTTAAATCGTTAAGACAAGATGTTTCTATGGGTAAGGGTGGACTTAAAGTTATCTTAGCTATTGGGACACTTGTAGTTGGAATTATAGGATTTTTTCAGTTTAAATAATGCTTTTTAAATACGTGTTGATACTGCATTTGTGTTCATTTGCAGGGCAACCTCAATGTTACAATCCTAAAGTAATACCTTTAGAGTTTGACACATATTACGATTGTATTCAACAAGGATACCTTAAAGCATCACAAGCAGTAGAAAATATAGGAACAGATTTAGTTAACAAACAAAAACTTGCAGTCAAATTTGAATGCAAAGAATTAACACAGGAAAAAACATAATGATGATATTTGGACAAAACCCTCAAACATATATTAACAAAGCTAAAATATGGTACATGAATACAGATAAAAAAATTGTAGCTTTAATAATATGGTCAGCTTTATTATTTTTAATAGGATATGCTCTTTAGTTTATTAGGTAAAACTTTAATTAGTCATACAACAAAAGCACTTTCAACACATTTAGAAAAAAGAGGCAACAAACAAGTTGCTGAAATTGAAGCTAGTAAAGAAGTACAAAAAACTCAAATAGAAAATTCAGGAATAAAAGACGAATTAATTTTGATTTGGTTTTTAGGAATACTTACACTCCCTTTAATAGGAGAAACAGAAAGATTTATGAAGTGGGCTGAAGTTTTATCAGCTATGCCTTCTGAATTATTTTATATTTTTGGTGCTATCGTAGCGGCATCATTTGGAATTAAAGTCTCAAGCATATTCAAAAAATGATAGATAGATTTTTCTACGCATTCTTTGGAGGTATCGACAACATCTTTATAAAATTAAACAAAACTGTAGACGACCTATGGACGTTTAAGTTTCCTAATTCAAAATCTAAAAAATATGAGAGACATAAAAAAATTAACAGAGTTCATAAAAAATAAAGAACATAAAGATAAAGAAATGAACTTGTTTAAAAATCTTAAAAAAGAAGTTTCAATTAACGCGAATGGAACTCGAGAATACGTAATAAAAAAAGGTATTAACAAAGGAAAAATAGCTAAATGAAAAAAGAACATAATACAATGCTTATTGGTGTATTAGGTGCAATTCTTTTAGGAATTTCTAGTTGGGTACTAATGACTATCGTAGAACTTGAGGTTCATATAGGAATGTTAAGCGAAGAGATTATGTCAATGGATAAACAGATTGGCAGAATTTATAATCACATGGATAGGCTATCTAAATAATGAAAACAGCAAAATCGTATGTACCTAGAGAAAAACCTAAAAAAAGAAAAGGAATACATGTCAAGTCAAGAAACAAAGGAAGTACCTTTAAAAAATACAACGGACAAGGAAGACCAAAGTAATTTAGAAACAATAATAAAAGAGTTACCTCAATTATTAGTAACTCATTCTTATAACAAGTTAAAATCTGGTGACGAACTAACAGCTTCAGAGATGAAAGTTTGTCTTGAGATATGTAAACAATATTCAAAAGACCCTATTGCTAAAAAAGAAGTAAACCTTTTAGATAGTGTACCTTTTGATACCCCAGAGGACTAATGGATAAACGAATTAATAACTTTAAGAACTTTTTGTTCTTATGTTGGAAACATTTAAACTTACCAGAGCCAACACCCATTCAATATGACATTGCAGACTTTCTTCAATCAAAAGAAAAAAGAATTGTAATAGAAGCATTCAGAGGTGTAGGTAAATCTTGGATTACTTCGGCATACGTATGCCACCAGTTACTACTAAACCCTCAAAGAAACATATTAGTAGTATCTGCAAGTAAAACTAGAGCAGATGATTTCAGTACGTTTACACAAAGGTTAATCTCAGAGATGCCTATGTTACAACACCTAATACCTAGAGATAACCAAAGACATTCAAAGATTAGCTTTGATGTTGCACCTGCTACAGCCAGTCATGCACCCTCAGTTAAGTCTATGGGTATTTCTGGTCAGATGACAGGTTCAAGAGCTGATATTATCATTGCAGATGACGTTGAGAGTGCGAATAACTCCCAAACACAGCTTATGAGAGACAGGTTGTCAGAAACAGTTAAAGAATTTGATGCAATTATTAAACCTGAAATTGGTAGAACTATATTTCTAGGAACACCTCAGAATGAGATGTCATTGTACAACTCACTAGGTGAAAGAGGATTTAAGACAAAAATCTGGACAGCATTAGTACCTAATAAAACTCAGACAATCTCTTATGGAGATAAGTTAGCAAGTATTATTAAAGGTGTTGAAGGTGAGCCTACAGACCCTAAAAGATTTGATGCTACAGACTTAATGGAACGATTAGCTTCGTATGGTCGTTCAGGTTTTAATTTACAATTTATGTTGGACACTTCATTGTCTGATGCAAATAGATACCCTCTAAAATTAAACGACTTAATAATAGCTTCAGGTTGTTCAACTTGGAAAGAAGCACCTGCAAAGATACAATGGGCTTCTTCACCAGAACAAATGAAAGCTATAGACCCAGACATTCCCAATGTGGGACTTAAAGGAGATTACTTTGTAGCTCCTATGTATATGTCTGAAGAGTTTACTCCGTTTGAAGGTACATGTATGTCTATTGACCCATCAGGTAGAGGAGAAGATAAAACTGCTTATGCAGTCTTAAAAATGCTTCATGGAGTTCTATATTTGACTGCACAAGGTAGTCTTGAAGGTGGATACTCAGATACAACTATGGCTAGGTTATCAAATATTGCTAAGAAGCATGATGTTAACTATGTAGTCATTGAGAGTAACTTTGGTGATGGTATGGCAACTCAGTTGTTAAAACCTAT